CCTCTCAAACACCATCAGTTACTCAAACACCAACAAATACATCAACAAGTACTCAAACACCGACAGTTACTCAAACACCAACAGTTACTCAAACACCAACAAACACTATAACAAATACTGTAACAAAAACAAGTGGATTTACTTCTTATAGTTATAGTAATTTAGGTACTGGTGGTAGTGATAGTCAGGCTTGTAGTGAAACTGGTAATACATTTTATGGAATAAGATCGTCATTTGCTAATCTTCAGATAAATGACATACTTTATATTGACTCTAATTTGACCACACCAGCGACTGGATTCGATTATGTGTCAAATGCGGTTATAAACTACGAAGTTAATGGCGCTACTGGTGCGATTACTTCAATTTCGGGTCTCTGTTAAAATAAATAATATACAAAAAAAAACAATATGAATTTTCAATATACTACTTGGGTGTCTAGCCCGGATTTAATTAATGACTTTGGACAATGGAATAGTAACTCAACAACGTGGGATTTAATTACAATCTCGATGGGAAATAAAGATATTACTGGCGTTTGGGCTAGAAATAACTGGATGAGATTAAGTATTCCAGCAACAATTCAAATTACTATTGGAGATAGTAGTGGAATATACACAGTACAATCAATTAATTCAACTAATTCTGAATATGTAGAAATAACCCTTGCAATCGTATCTTCTACATTGGATTCGACTGATTACATTTTTGAATATGGTAATATTGTTAATTTTAAATTGATTTCTAATGAAGATTCGTGTCGTGATTGTTATACTTGGTCTTTAGTTGGACAGGCAACTTTAAAATACATTAGTTGTTCTTCTGGCGGGACATATTCAAATGTAATATTTGGAACTTTTGTTGGCACAGAAAATATACCGTATTATTTTATATCTGCAGGACAACCAGAATTAATTAGTAATTCTGAAAATGTTTTGTTAGAAAATACTGAAAATTTTTGGGGAAAAGTATGTGGTAGTTATAATGAACCAATATTAGATTCTGATATATGTTATACTTATTCAATATCTTCTTCTGAAATTCAAGAGTTTTATGGACTTCTGTTGATAGATTATTTAGACTGTAACAATACAACACAAACTTTAGAACTTAACATTCCATTTGAAAGTAGAAATAGTGCTTGGTCAAGAACAGTAAATTCAACAAGTATTCCACTTATTCAAGACTCTACTACTTCTATCTATGCTAATATTTATACTGATTATACCAACGCTTTTTTACCTATACCATCTAGAACACCAGCTATTACTAGAGTTAACCCGATTAAAACGGCCAAAGTTGTTATTTATGATTCATTCGTAGGATATAGATGTGCTAACTATAAATATACTGTTAGCGCAAATCCATCAGTAAATTCAAATTATCAAACTCAATTGATAAGTTTTGTTGATTGTCATGGTATTAGACAAACAATTACTAAACAACCTGGGATTCACTGGACTTATATGCGAATAGTAGATCCTGTACCAACCTTGTATCCTCCTTATTATGAAATTGTACATACGTGGTATTATTCAGCCGCAACTTTAGTTTCTTCCTCTCCACCACCGCTTAGATTTACTAATATGGTTTTTAATCCAAATATTATTTATCAAAATTCAGGATCTTTAGGTTGTTCTCTTTCTTCAAGAGAAATTTCTGTTGTATACGATAGTTCAACTTTAATTGGTAGTACTTTATCAATAGGCGACACTATACAATTTAACATATCTTCGTCTTTTAACAATTATGTACTTAACTCTAACACAATCTGCGGAATGATCTTAGATTTGGATACTAACGGTCCGCAAAATGGTTTACTTACAACACAATTTAATAGTTGTAGCTCTTGTATTAATGGACTCTACCCAACACCAACACAAACACCAACACAAACATCAACTCCACCGCCTTTTGTTGTGACACCGAGAATAACACCGACCGTTCAATGTCCAGTAGGGATGGTGCCAGTATATGTTTGGGCAGTAAGAGCTACAGGTAGATGTTCGTGGAATTCATCTAACTGTGCCAATACTCAGTTATTAATTCAAGCGGATAACGGTGGTATTTCGGCATATAATGAAACTGGTATAGTATGTAATCCATTTTATATCTATTCTTTTAATTCTGGAGCGCCATCTTCTTGGTGTAATGGAATGACAGTCTCAAATAGAAATTTGAATCTTAAATATGTTGCATCACAAACAGCCCCTCAGTTGATTGCCGCGTATAGTGGTAATAGTCAGTTTATAGATTTGACTACTTGTGATTATCTTTTTCAAACTTGGATTGTAGGAACAGCAAATTTAGATACAGATGGTAACTTATATTCATACCTACCAAATAATGCCGCTTATTTACCGCAAATAAGTGGTTGTACTGTACCATTTAATTGTATTAATGTGACACCAACAAGAACTCCTAGACCAACACCAACACCAACATCTTGTGGTGGAGTGTCTTGGGGAGAATATTCGTTTAGTTATGATCAAATGAATTTTTATAGAAATGGATCATATATTAGTACTGGTTGGTGGGAGACACCACAAAATAGTAGTTTGCAATTAACTGTTAGTTCCTTAGAAAGTGGTATTGTGGGTGTCTGTAATTGTCAATATCCTTATGACTACTTAAATTGTGTAGATAAAAATCCTGCGTCAACCTATGGTTTACAAGTAATTGGCGACGGAATGGTTACTTTTCATTTCACAAATGCACTTACAAACCCACAATTAGCCATTTATTCTTTAGGAAATAATTTCGCATATGCTACATGTAGATTTTTTAAAGGTTCTTATGATTTCCCTGAACCTATTATGAGTGGTTCTACAGGATTTACAGTTTCATGTGTAGGAGCTACTAGTTGGAATGCAAACCCTGTTTCTTCTGTTAGTAATGGTGTCTCTGGTGCGGAGTCTTATTTAATTGTTCAATTTACTGGAACATATAGTTTTATTACTCTAGAGTTATCAGGAAATACAACTTACACTAGTTTTGTTTGGGGAGTACCATGTAGCTTACCACCAACTCCTACTCCGACACTATCTTCTACTCCTAATTGTCAATTATGTCCATGTTATACTTGGGCATTCGGCATACGTGATCCATTGGTTTATACAAATACCTTTCCATATGACTACTTTAATTATACAGATTGTTCTTCTAGCCAACAGAGAACAGTAGCTCTTAATATTTCTAGTGCGGGTAGTACATTTTGTATGCAAGAACCAGGGCCAACTTGGTTATATGGTCCATCAGGTTTCACATGGGAAAGATTATCCGCTTGTGGTGTACAAAATTGTGTCGGAAGATGTGATTGTTCTTTTCCTAATGTTAGGTGGGCATCTTTCTTATCTGGAAGTTTTGTTGACTTTAATAATGGAATAACAGCGTCAATAAGTATTAGAGGTCTATCAGCGACAGCAACTTATGATGGTCCATTAACGAATTATACTCAATTAAATTGTTTAGTGAAACCGGCCAATGAATCTCAACAATTTTTGAAGTTAACTAATAGTGGAGAATATAATATTAGATTTTCTAATAGTGTTGCAAATCCTTTAATGGTTGTTATGGGGTTAGGTTCATTTGGGTTACAAGGATCTATAACAAGCAACGTTGGTTTTAATGTCAATTGTTTGGACAATTTAACTCTTAATTTTTTAACAAACACTATTTTTGGTGCTGACGGATTTGGTATAATTCAATTTACAGGAAATGTAACAAATTTGACTCTTATATTCACACCACCTACGGCTCAACCAAATGTATGGATTTCTTTTGGTGTACCATGTGTGCCACTTGCAACTCCAACTCCTACACCAAATGCAACATTATCTAGTACACCTATACCTGCAATTACACCAACTAGTACTATGACAATGACAAATACTAATACACAAACTGTTACAAAATCCTCAACCCCAACCTTAAGTTTAACTAGTAGTCCAAATAGTAGTCCAACACAAACACCTACGAATACTTTTACACCAACTCCTACTTTGACTAGAACACCAACAAATACTTATTCTAATACTCCTTTACCAACAGTAACCTCAACTTGTTTTGGGTCGGTTCAGATATGCTCAAGTTATAGAGTGTCTGGAGGTACTCCAGGGACTATCGTGACTTACACATATTTTGATTGTAATACAGGTTCAGCAATAACGATGTTAGTTGTAGGATCAACTATCGCTACCGTTTGTAGTAGGTTTACACCAGTATGGTCTATTATAGCTGGAGGCCCTAGTGGTTTTTCTGTTGAAATTTCCCAAGGTTGTGGAACATATTGCTCTAGTTTATCGGCAACTTTGACACCGACGCCAACTAGGACATTACTATCGACTCCAACGCCTACACCAACTAGAACATCTACACCAAGCACAACGTCTACACAAACGCCTACAGTAACACCGACAATGACACAAACTGCAACGCCAACATCTAGTTTAGGCTCGACACCAAAACCGACACCAACTAATACTGTCTCTCCTACACGAACCATAACTCCAACACCGTCTTCGACAATCCCTGGCTGTGAGTGTGTTGAGTATGTGATTTTATCTCCACCAGCTGGTGAGGCTCCATTTGAAATAACTTGGACGAGTTGTTTTAATAATTCTATGTTAACTTTGAATGATCCGAGTGCTTGGACACTTACTTCTGATAAGCCAATCCCAAATCCATTTAATTTAACCGCTTGTTTTGGTTCGGTTTCAATACTACCTGAAATTTCAGAAGTTATGGTATCTGGTGGAGCGGCAGGATGTACATGTTTTGAATTTTTTATAAATTCAACTGAGTATAATAAGGCTTGTAGAAATAACGTATTTGTTTGGTATCAATGTTGTACTGGAGAAATTTTACAATACAAAGTTACTAATTTAAACTTTACAATTTCTGCTCTTAAAATTTATAGCGTAATTGGTTTGTCTACTGATTGTTTTACGTATCAAAGGTTACCTAAATCAGTTTGGGTCGAACTAGGCGATAGTGGTGTGACTGAATGTGGTGTTGGTTGTTAACCAAATAAAAAAATACCCGTTTTACTAGACGGGTATTTTTTTTTCTTTTTTTTTGTATATTTGTGACATAAATTTTAACCAAAGTGATCACTAAAGACGAAATTAAAAGTTTTTTAGAAGGCAATGACCTAGAACAGTATATTGTAGCTTTGGAATTCGATTATGCTACAGAAGAAATCTATAAGATTAAAGAAATCCCTGGTAAGGGAAAAGAAATCGTAAGAGATACATTTATACCTTTCTGTTGGGTTGGTGATCTACGTAGTTTAAATTTCTACAAAGGATCTAAAACCAACCAAAAAGAAGCGATGTCTAAACATAAAATTCTGATTGAAAAATTAGAAACTTATGACAATGAAAGATTAAATCAAGGTCTTACTTTTATTGTAAAATCACTCAAAGGATACAGAAACTTAATTCAATTTTTTCGTGAGGGTGGTATAGATCCTTGGAGTGATGTGGCAAAAGACCAATTTCTACTCTTACCACCAGTTGAGCAATATCTTATACAAAAAGAAAAAAGACTGTTTAAAGGTTATGAAGAATACAATGATATTACTCGATTTGTATTTGACTTAGAGACTACCTCGCTCGATCCAAAAGATGGCCGTATTTTTATGATTGGTATGAAAACAAACAAAGGTTTTCATCAAGTGATTGAATGTCTTACTGAAGAACAAGAGAAACAAGGATTGATTGAATTTTTTAGAACAATTCATAAACTAAATCCGAGTATTATTGCTGGATATAATAGTTTTAACTTTGACTGGCATTGGATCATCGAACGGTCAAAGGCTTTGGGGTTAGATATGAAAAAAATTTGTATAACCTTAAACCCAGAAAGACATTTTTCACAAAAAGAACAATTACTAAAATTAGCCAATGAGGTAGAGAAATATAATCAAATTGGTATGTGGGGTTATAATGTGATAGATATACTTCACGCTGTAAGACGAGCTCAAGCGATCAATTCGAATATTAAAAGCGCGGGTCTTAAATACATTACTCAATACTTGGAATTAGAAAGTCCAAATCGTATTTACATAGACCATCAGAACATTGGTAAGATGTATGAAAAGAAAGAGGAATATTGGTTGAATATTAACAATGGGAAATATAAAAGAACTGACATTCCTGAATTCGAAAATTTGGATAAAAGATTTCCTTCTGTTTATGAAAAAGTAACAGGTGACAAAATCGTTGAGATGTATCTTGACGATGACTTGGATGAAACGCTTCGAGTGGATGAAGAGTTTAATCAAGGTTCTTTTCTGCTCGCATCATTGGTTCCAACCACATATGAAAGAGTATCAACTATGGGCACTGCAACTTTGTGGAAAATGATTATGCTTGCTTGGTCTTATAAACACAAACTTGCTATTCCTAAAAAACAAGAGAAAAAAGATTTTGTAGGTGGTTTGTCACGTTTAATTAAGGTTGGGTATTCTACAAATGTTCTTAAACTTGACTTTAGTTCACTTTATCCGTCCATTCAATTAGTACACGAAGTTTTTCCCGATTGTGATGTAACAGGAGCTCTTAGAGGATTTCTAAAGTATTTTCGTGATACTCGTATTTTATACAAACAACTTGCCGAAGAATTTTCAGAATCAGATTCTAAGAAAGCCAAATCTTACGATAGAAAACAATTACCTATCAAAATATTCATCAACAGTATGTTTGGAGCTCTGTCAGCTCCTCAAGTTTTCGCTTGGGGTGACATGTATATGGGAGAACAAATAACTTGTACAGGACGACAATACCTACGTCAAATGACAAAATTTTTTATGGCTCGTGGGTATGAACCTCTCGTCATGGACACCGATGGTATCAACTTCTCAGCACCTAAAGGTGTTGAAGACAGGGTTTACATTGGTAGAGGTAATAATTGGAAAGTTAAAAAAGGTAAGGAATATAAAGGAGCGGCGGCAGACATTGCCGAATACAACGATATATTCATGCGCGGTGAAATGGCTTTAGATAATGATGGTGTCTGGCCGAGTTGTATTAATATTGCGAGAAAAAACTATGCACTTTTGACTGAAAAAGGTAAAATTAAATTAGTAGGAAATACAATTAAATCCAAAAAACTACCAGGGTATATTGAGGATTTTTTGGATAAAGGAATAAAATTACTTCTACAAGGTAAAGGTAAGGATTTTGTTGAATTTTATTATGAGTATCTTACCAAGATTTACAACAAAGAAATACCTCTCGTTAAAATTGCACAAAGAGGAAAAATAAAACAGAGTATTAAAGAATACGAGGAAAGGTGTAAACAAAAAACCAAGGCCGGTAATCTTATGTCTCGACAAGCACATATGGAACTTGTCATTCGAAATAATATGAATGTCAATCTTGGAGATGTTATTTATTACGTCAATAATGGAACTAAGATTTCACAGGGCGATGTAGTAAAAAAAGGAGATACTATCACATTGAATTGTTATTTAGTGAGTCAAAATGACATTGACAATAATCCAAACCTTACAGGTGAATACAATGTACCTAGAGCTATTTCAGTATTTAACAAACGTATCGAACCACTTTTAGTTGTTTTCAAACCAGAAGTACGAGATATCTTGTTAATAACCGATCCTGAAAAACGAGATTATTTTACAACTCTTCAATGTGAACTAATAAATGGTCAACCTTTTAATGAAACAGATCAAGATAGTTTAGAAAAAGATGTATTAGAAATTACTGAACAGGAAATTTCTTTTTGGAAAAGAAGAGGAGTGAATCCGAACTATATCTACGATTTAGCAGAAATTGGATGGGAGAGTTATATTCATCACCAAAGTTTAACACCATCAGAAGAAAGTATGTACCAATTGTGATATATGAAAACTAACTCAATACAGGCGCCTTTTTCTATTTGAATTTCGTCCCAATGTTCATCGATTTTATTTTTATCTGGTATAATCAAGACATTTGTTATTGCTTTTATTTTAATTCTATCCGTGGTTTGACTATTTAGTTTTATTGTAGAATTTTTAACATCTTTAACCACAATTGCATATTCACCATTTGTGGTATATGTTTCCTCTGAAACAACTGCTAATTCTGAAGTTTTAACTTGTATACCGTTGATTATTTTTTCACTAGGTATCGATCTTACAATGGCCATATTTTAAACTGTTGTTATTGGTATTGGAAATGCTCTAAACTTTAGTTGTGTATTTAGATCTGTAGCAATTTCAGACTCTCTTTTCATTATAAACTCAGGTCTTAATCTTTCTAACCTTTTTGTTAATTCTTCTAAAAGTATTTGTTTTTCATCTTTTGCTTCGGTAGAGAGTGAGGTGTAGTCCATTTGTAATTCACTATCGGGTGTTTTTAAGTTTCCACTAAATTTACCCCTAACTCTAGCTAAAGTTTCTTTTGCATAGGCGGTCAACCATCTTCTGACCCATTGTTGTGCAGGATCATTCAAATCCTGCCAAGAAAGCGCATCTAATGGAATATCTGAAGGTAATTTAACAATGTCTGGATTATCTTTTAGACACTGATCTCTATCAACATCGTTTGTGTCATAATACCAGTACCACACTTTACCTCTCATCAATTCCGAATTTCCAAAATCAAATTTTCCACCAGGTGTGTTGTATAACATTACAGCTTTTTTACCCCCAGGTAATGCCGTGACTCTGTATTGTACATCAGGTTGTATTAACCTACGTTTGATATTGATGTCTTGAAGTCTAGCTAAAACATCATATGATGAAAAAAAGAAATATCCTCCTCCTCCCCATCCAGGTTGAGCAAATCCACCAGGCCCACCTATACCAGGTCCTCCAAGAGCTCCAAAAGACCATGGGTCAAAGAATATACTATTTTGTTCAGATGGTGAAAACCAAAGTAATTCATTGAGTTCTCTTCCTGCTGGTATTTCATAGATTTGTTGATTTTGTTGTAACTGAAAATAATCTTTTTTAAGTACCCAAGGTCCTGAGTTTTGAAGCCCAACAATTTTTGAGTAGGCATAGGTATATTGAGTTTCCCAATCCAATGATCTTCTCACAAGCGCATTTGCGACGGATTGTGTATCTAAATTCAGACCATACAATGAAGTCCACTGTGATTCTATTAACCAATCTTGAACATATTGAGTATAATCTCCAATTGAAAGTTCCATTAGTGAATCCATCATTTCATCTGTCAATTCTACGGAACGTAACGGAGCACCCAAGAGATTATAAATTCTCTTGTAAATTTTACTTCTTTCTGGTTCTTTTATAATAGTCATAAGTTTTTAGGTACCTGTTATACTACCATCATTAAGATTAAACGTTAAAGGATCTCCATATTCATCACTAAAGTTTGTACCATAAATAAAGTTTGTACCATAATTTTGTGGGGCATAAAAAGTTAAAATATGAAGTCCTGGTCGTAGAATTTTAAAATAAATTTTAAATAAAACACCATTATAGTTAGTGGCTGGATTCACATTAACCCAATTAGATAAGAATTGTTTTCTAGTTGGTGAAGTAAATTGGCCATTAGGGAGTGGAGTGGTTTGAGGTGTTGCAATATTAGCCAAGCCCTGTCCATTGTTCCACCAAAAAGCTGTTGAAGTTATTGAATTTGGAAAAGTAGCTCCAGATAAACTTTCCGAATCAAAATCAATTACTATATCAAACGCACTCAAGGTTGTGTTTGGTGGTATAATAATAAATACCGACAACTCAACAACGTCTCCAACGTTTCCACTTATATTATCTATACTACTAGTTATAAAACCAGTTGTTACTGGATTAACAGGCCCACTACAACTTACTCCCCATTGAGGTTTTTCACTCGAGTCCCAAGATACTGGTGTATTAGTGTCAAATCCTGATGGTTTTGTTGATATATTTGGTAATTTCCAAGTCGAAATGTTTTGGTCATATACCTCACAATATCCAAACATATTAAACATATTTATAACATTACACACATTCCAACCACTTAATGGTTGGTTGAAGCGTGAACATCTATTAAACATATCAGACATATTTGTCACATTACTCACATTCCAATTATTTAATGGTTGATTGAAGTTACTACAACTCGCAAACATCTGAGTCATATTTGTCACATTACTCACATTCCAATTACTTAATGGTTGATTGAAGTTACGACAACTCGCAAACATATAAGACATATTTGTAACATTACTCACATTCCAGCTATTTAATGGTGAGTTGAAATTTGTACACAGGCCAAACATATTCTGCATATTTGTTACGCCACTTACATTCCAGTCATTCAATCTATTAATTGTGGTAAGCGAAGCACAATTATTGAATACATTTCTCAGGCTCAGGTTAGTTCCCAAAATTCGGGGGGTATCTGGGCAATTAATAGTCTTTAAATTAATACACCCTCGAAATTGAGAATCAATATTAGTATTATTAACAGAAAACAAATTAACCGACCCCCATTGTACTATATTTTCTAAATATTGAGCAGATGGACTATTATCAAAACTAAAGCCCTGAAGATTTCCATTTATTATTATTCGAAAAACTCCGGAAGACGCATACGAGTGTGAGCGTGGGCTAGAGGCAGTTTGTATAGTTTCTATTTGCGACCCATCCCCCCAATTTACACTAAAATCATAAAGACCATTAATGACTAAAGGAAGAACAAAAAGGGTGTTTTGTTGAGTTGTTTTAATATCAAACACAAATGAGCCGGCATTAAATGCGTTTGTTGGTGTTATAGTATTAGTAAGGGTTGGTGTATTTGTTACGTCTGGTGTTGGTGGCGGTGTACCATTAGGTAATTTAGTGGGTGTTGGTGTTGGTGTTATTGTAGGTGTATTTGACGGTGTTTGTGTTATACTATTTGGACAATAGTTTGGTATTGCTGATGGATTCAAATCATTACAATAATTAGGCCCCGTAAATCCGCCTAAATAATCAATAGTAGTACCACTACTTATGCAAGATGTTCTTATTACTTCCCAATAAATATTATTATGAATAATTCCATAACCTATCTGATTTATCTCGTCTGTTTTAACAATACTCAAGTAAGTAGGGGGATAGTTGTTCTGTTGTTGTTTAGAACAACAATCTTGAAGGATATTATATGTATTGATACAACATGTACCAAATTTTGGTAAATTTTGATTATTTGTTGTAGCACTCAAAGACGGCTGATTTGTCCCGAAATTTATAGGCCTTGACTGAATTAATGGCATTTTCCAATTACTTAAGTTTTGATTGAATGTACCACCCGATGAAATACGATTTGGTTGAATATTCAAAAAGCCTGTTGCTCCAGTTACATTACATACATTCCAATTATCTAATGGTTGATTAAAATCAGGACAATTAATAAACATATTCTGTATATTTGTAACATTACTTACATTCCAATTATTTAATGATTGATTAAAAATTGGATAGACGCTCAACCCAGAGGGGGCACTACCAAAACGTCCTAAAAACAAAAATAAATCAGTAACATTAGATACATTCCAATTTCCAATTTCTGAATCATTAAAATAATTAGAACCTTGAAACATACCTCTCATACTTGTTACATCCTTCATGTCCCATTGGCCAATATTGTTAATTAACCCTGAATTCTGGACTTCGTTTGTTCTAGACTCTTCAAAACAATTAGCAAACCACGAATCACATTTAGTTACTCCATTCATATTTAAAACATCAGTGACTCCTGAAAATTCACATCTTCTACAACTAGAAAAGGCTCCGATAATTTGAGTCGACCCATTATTAATTTGTAACGGCCCCCATTCTAAAACCTCCACGATAGATATATTGCTTGTACTCGCCGATAAAAAACTCCAGCCTTTTATAGTCCCAGTGATTGAAATTGTGTACACACCTGGATTTGTATATGTGTGAGAATTTTGAGTGTGATTGGTGATGGTATCTACGGAATTGTCCCCCCAATTGACATTAAAATTATAGTCACCATCACTTACAAGTGGTAAATAAATTATTTGATTTGAGTCTTCAGTAACCCACTTTGACCTAAATGTTCGAGTAGACCCACTACTTGTTGGCGTTGGCGTAACAGTTTTTGTTGGCGTAACAGTTTTTGTTGGTGTTGGTGTTGGTGTTACAAAATTAGTACCTGAAACTAGCGGTGTTGACGTAACAGTGTTTGTTGGCGTAACAGTTTTTGTTGGCGCAACAGTTTTTGTTGGTGTTGGTGTTGCAAAATTAGTACCTGAAACTGGTGGTGTTGACGTAACAGTGTTTGTTGGTGTTTGAGTTTTTGTTGGTGTTTTAGTGTTTGTTGGTGTTTGAGTGTTTACTGGTGTTTGGTTTGGTGTTGGCAGAGGTAATGCAGTTCTAGAGGCGGTAAAAGGTGGAAAAAAATCAGTATTAGTTAAAACTTGTTGTTCTTCGGCCGTTTTTAGTGTTCCATCAATATACCAAATATTAACACTATCACCTGGATTTACTAACTGATTTTCAATTGTCAGGTTATCAGAACATCTACTGTAACTTATAACACTAATTTTTAATGAATTATTTTTTAATGTGGTTTTTTTACAAAACATATTTTTGTGTTTTTTTTTATAAATATCTAAATTATTGTTTTTTTTTATTGTGTATTCAATATAATCTACTCGTAATAAATTCCCAATCTACAACTCTCCAAAAGTTTTTGATATATTCGTCTCTTCTATTTTGATATTTGAGATAGTAGGCATGTTCCCACACGTCCAAACCAAGAAGTGGTTTTCCTCCATCATTAACAAAACTCATCATTGGATTATCTTGATTTGGTGTTGTTACAATTTTTAATTTACCATTCTCTTTTAGTATCAACCATACCCAACCAGACCCAAAAACACTTTTAGCGGCTTCATCAAATTTTTTTTTGAATTCTTTGACACTTCCAAAATTAGAGTTTATTCTCGAATCAAGTTTCATAGGAATTTTTGGTGGATTAGGTGTCATCATATTCCAAAACAACGAATGATTATAGGCCCCACCAGCGTTATCTCGTATTAGTTTTTCAGTTTCTTTGACCGAACTTACAATTTCTTCCAAAGACATATTTTCATATCTTTTTCCTTTAGTTGCTAAGTTCAATTTATCAACATAACCTTTATAGTGTTTTGTATAATGAACATTCATTGTTGTTGGATCGATGAAAGCTTTGAGAGATGTGAAAGAATAAGGTAATGGTTCAAACACTACATTACCATATTTAATCTTGGATTTTTTTTGTTCTTCTATTAATCTTCTTCTTTCTTCGATTTTCTGCTCTATTAACTCAATTTTATTCTCCAAATACTTCATGCTCACCAAGACTTTAGTGTCTCCTATAAGTATTTTCAATTTCTGTTTTGGTTAATAGATTGAAGTATATTTTCGAGAGCATCACCTTCAAATAACATTGTATCACCCATTACTGTATTAATAATTCTTTTTTTCTTATCCAAAATATCATAAATGATACCCTCGATTGTGTTTTCAAAAATTGGATAATAGACAACCACATTATTTTTCTGACCATAACGATATGCTCTATCTTCTGCTTGGGAATGGTCTGATGGAAGAAAGGATAGATCATTCATAATTACAGTTTCTGCCGCGGTGAGTGTAAGACCCACTCCTGCGGCTTTAATGTTACCCACGAATACTTTAATATTTTCATCGGTTTGGAATTTATCAACAGCGTCTTGTCTTTCCCCTTTAGGAGTTGATCCATCAAGTTTTACCGCTATCTTCTTGAAGTGTGAGTAGATAGTGTTAAGTGATTCTGTGAAATTGCAAAAAATGATCACTTTTTTATCTTGGTCTAAAATATTTTCACAAAGCTCTATGGTTTGAGAAACTTTTTCGTTGGCGATAATTTGTCTAACCTTTGCGATTTTGGAAAATTGCATAGTTAAAGAATTTGACTCACCACCCTTATCATACCATTCGTAATATTCCCCCATAACTTCTTCGTATTCTCTAGATTTCAGTCGCATATAAATTGGAGAAATTATTTTTTCAGGTAAGTCTAGTATGTCTTTTTTTAATCTTCGTAACACAAAGGGTTTTGTTCTTTCGTAAAGTTCTTCCAAATTTGACGCGCCGCTTACATTCCATATTTTTCTGTTACCAGCACGGAACTGATACCCATTACAATAACGCTTGACATAAGCCATCCAATTCTGAGCAACATTACAGTCAACTAAATTGAGTAGATTGAAATAATTTATTGGTCGAGATGTCACAGGAGTCCCCGTTAACAACCAAGTTCTTTGTGATATTTTACTGATGTTATTTACAAGTTTGGTTCTCTGTGCTTGAACATTACAAATCGCGTGGGCTTCATCAACAATTACCAAATCAAATTTTGCGTCACGTATTATTGATTCCGAATCTTTTTCTAATGTGTGGAAATTTTTCAAAATATCGTAGTTGATAATAACGTAATCGGCATCCTCCCATTTTTTACCTTCCACTATCGATATAGTTCTATCAGTATAGTATTCAAGTTCCCGTTTCCAATTTATTTTTAATGATGCAGGGCAAATAACAAGAACTTTGTTTGCATTTGACTCTATTGATGCAACTACCGCTGTTATCGTTTTACCAACCCCCAAATCATCCGCTAAAATATACTTTTTGTTTTCACACAAAGTTTTTACACCTTCTTTTTGATGTTCGAGTAATGGTCGATGTGAGTATTTCTCAAAATCAATTTCTACGTTTTTGATTTTATTATCTTTGATTACCGCGGCTTTTGGTATCCAAATATCATGTAACCCCTGATTTTCAAAATAATATCCCCACACGTGATAAGCGGTTTCTTTTTCAACTAAAAGTTTTTCTATCCAAATTTGCGTCGGTACTTCTATAAACATTTTTTCATTTGCAATTTTACTCGCAAAATATGTGTCCAATTGTACCCATTTTTTTGCAACCTTTGGTTCTCTTTTGTGATATTTAATCACATATTCGGTTTGAGTTGTGTTGGGAAAGAATTTAGGATTTGAATCCCTTTTGTGTTTTAATTTGAGAATAAAGTTATTCGCACCTTCATAACGATCTAAAATATCTACGGCTTGATTTTCTCTCGCATTTAATTGATTGTCCAAAACAAAAAAAATAAATTAAATATAATACTATTATGAATATTTATCAAGTATGGCACAAAATCAAGTTCCAATCACAAGATTAGGTAAATTTTTCGGTCAGGAAGATTTCGATTTAGACGTTAGTATGGGTCGTGAATGGCTCGATGGTGATATGAATTTTACCATTGTTGTCTATCGTGTAAACAAACAAAAAACAAATCAAGACGATGTCTATGGAGAAGCTTTACCTCAATCCATAGAGTTTTTACCACCAATATCAGTAAACGCTTATTTGCAAATTATGCAACCGGATATGGCTTTCTTGGGTAATACCAAAGTTATACAAAACGAACCAGGTAATATTAAATTCGCTATCTACCAAAAAGATTTGGACGACCTGCAAGTTTCCATTAGTTTGGGTGATTATATCGGTTATTGGATTACCGAAAATCAAGTAAGATATTATTCAGTTGTTGATAAGGGTATTCCCAATTATGACAACAAACATACCTATGCCGGATATAAACCTTTTTATGTCAGTTACATTGCAACACCAGTAACCGCTAATGAATTTATAGGGATTTAAAGAATAAGATGAAAACTAAAATAATAAAAGATCTAATTAAAAAATTGTTATCCGAAAATTTGGATACAAACATTATAGGTGTTTCATTTGGAAATAAAATTGTAGATGGAAAGTTTACTTCAGAGTTGGGCATTACGTTTTATGTCAATAAAAAAATAAAACATGAAGATGTAGATCCTAATTTTTTAATTCCTGAAAAAATTGAATACATGGGGTATGAATTATTAACCGATGTGAGTACTGTGGAAATAAAAACATTATCTGATTGTCCCTCTAATTTTTACTCTTGGGAGACGGTGCCCCCTCCAAACCGTAATACAATTTCTCCTATTTCTGGAGGTACATCAATACAAAGTTACTGTACTTTAGGCGGTCTAGTCATTGATAACTCTACTAATTCATTGGCTGGCCTTACTAATGCTCATTGTCTTCCGTGGAATATTATAAACTATGATGTTAATCCATTTTCAATAGTCTTTAGTGGTGGTATTTTTACTGTTTTTCAGGGCGAAACTAGTATAACCCCTCAAAGATTAGGTATTGTAAAGAATTGGTATCCGATGAGATCCGCCCCAAATATAACTACAATCGACGCTGGTCTAGTAACAATACCAAGAGAATTGGTAGATTTTGAATCTTCTTATCGTCAAATTGGTCTTACAGGATGGACACAACCTATGGATTTTGCAACCACGGAAGAAATCGACGATTTAATTTTTACAAAGGCAAATTTGTATAGTTCGGGAAGAACTACTGGCGCAAAAGGTGAAGGCGAAATGAAGTTGGTGTGTATGGCAACGAATTGGTATTTTAGTGTACCTGGTGTGACAACAAATGATTTAATATTGTACGTAGCAAGCGCAACAACAACTCCAAGCGGTTTTACATGTCCATACCCGGCTTGGTTTGGAGACAGTGGGTCTATGGTTTTGGCTGATATTAATGGTGTCCGTAAAATAATTGGTTTGGTTTGTCAATTAATTATTATTAGTACCAATCTTAGTTATGCGGGTGTTTGTAGGATTGATAATATTCAAAGCCTTCTCAATATTTCGTCTTGGACTGGACAAACTAACGTGGGCTTTTCTAACACCGCAAATACAGAAACTATTCTAACAACAAATAATTACTCTGCCGTAACTGTCAGTTTTGATGACAAAATTTTTTGGCAAATAGGGGGATTACCATTAACACAAACGCCTATACCGACAACAACACCAACATCTTCTTTATTTTCCACACCAAACCCAACTTCAACACCAACATTGACAACAACACCAACTAGAACTCCAGATCCTAATTGTTATCCAAATTATAATGCGGGTTGTTTTATGTGGTCTTTGGATTTGAATGAAAACGTGACTTTACAAAAGAGTGTACCGGCTTATTATGGTACTTTTTTTTCATCAATCTCAGTGTGGGCCACCTATACTGATTGTTTTGGTTATAATCTAAAAAAATTAGTTGAAGTCCTATACGGCAAAACGACTTATATTTGTTCGCAAAGTACTCCTGTTATTGTGTCGAGTAAATCCGCTCCTAATCCTCAATTTCAGTCAGGTATTGATATAAAAGAATTTATTACACTATCTAAAGGTGAAATATGTGGTTCATATTGTACAACTACGCCTCAGGTTAGTCCTTCACAAACTGTGAGTGCATATTTGATAAAATATTTTATCTACGGCGTAATGGTTTCTCCTGCAGGATCAACAAGTGCACTTGCTGCTTGTCAGGATTTAATTAATAACCCAGTACAGATTTTCGGATACATTACCAAACCTTTAAATCAATTAGGCCCAGGTGATGTGATTTATGATACAATAACAAATCAGCCCAAGTCAAATTTTGCGAATCGTTATAGAGCTTTTTCAGATACGCCAGAGGTGTTAGAGAATTATGTCGTTTATTGGCAATTTAGTGGAGCATCAATTACTAGTGTTGTTAATTGTTCTTTAATTTCATTAACCCCAACTCCGACGCCAACACTTACGAGTACAAGTTGTAGTAATTTTCAATGCAGTGCGTTTACAATAACTCAAATATATGTGAATACAAGAGTTAGATATGTCGATTGTAACGATTGTAACATAAATGGTCTTTTGTTAAATTCTGACTATCCTCTTTATGTTTGTAGTAAAAATGTTCCAACCGCGTTAAATGTTAATAGGCCTATTATTTTGGAATATAGAGGCATTTGTGGTTCTAGTTGTAATCCACTTCCAACACCTGTACCGACTCGAACTCCAACACCATCCAATTATGATATATTATTTACTCTTGTAAATTTGATTCCGTGTTATCTATCTGAATATGTTGATAAGATAGACTATAAATCTAAACTTACAATTAATGTTTTGACTTCTGAGTTTTTTGAAAATGAAAAAAGTGTAATATTTGTAGAAAACCATGAATTTTATGGTAACTCATGTTGGAGATATTATGGAGTTGCTACTCAAGAATCGCAATTTGCACATTTCCCATATTATTCTGGTGTTTATTATTCGTATTTAAATGAGTGTTTGAATATAAACAATATTAATTGTCCTGGGGTTTATTCTGGTACAACTTATATGAGGGTTATTGAAAATTAAAGTAAAAAGTTATGAATAACGAAATACGAAAAAAAATTGAAGAACTTTACAAGACTAGACCGCCTTCAGTTGTAAGTATAAACTATGGTTTGAAAATTAAAAATAATGAATACACAAATGAAATGTCATTTATTTTTTTAGTTTACAAAAAAAAAATAATTTCAGAACTTTCGCCAGAAGAAATTATACCAACTTATATTGATGTTGATGGAATATCTGTTTATAGTGATGTTAGAACTTATACTGTAGCTTCTTTTACACAAATACAGCCTCCTCAGTGTGGCTACTTGTTAAATCAATGTAACAATAGATATTTTCGTCCAATTTTGGGAGGTGTTGCGGTGTCGTTAGAACCAAAGATTGCTACAGGCTTTAAAGGCACTTTGGGGTTCATAGCTGTCGATAACACTGACAATACAATTGTTGGTGTTAGTAACAATCATGTAATTTCGGAAACGTATAATAACTTATATCTTCAAAACACTTTTCAAAATTGTAAATATTGGGATAATCAAGTATATGATGGGATAAATAAAAAAATTTACCAAAACGCTGATGAACCTCAATCTCAAGCTGAAAACGGGTTTCTAGGTGTTTTTAAAAGAGGTTATCCTTTTTATCCTAATGAAAAAAATCCAATAGACGCCGCTTTATGTACTATACCATATTCTGCGTTCTCAATCAATTCTTGGATGCAATATGGTATGACTGGACTAACTACACCTCCATTATTTGCAACGACAGATGAAATAGATTCTATGGTAGAAATGAGGACTCAACTTTATAGTTCTGGAGCTAGAACAGGACCAAAAGGACATGGTGTAGGAACATTTGATTTAATTCCTGTCGAGTATATGTTTAATACCCAAGTTTCTAATTCTTTATTTTTACAAGGGCAAGAATCTAGTAGTAGTATAATTTTTGATGATTTAGTTGGTTTTATTAGCTCTAATGGTCCGTGTAGCCCCATAAATGGTGGAGATTCTGGTTCTTGTGTTTATGCATATTTTAATGATGTTCCCAAAATAGTTGGTTTAGTTTTTGCACTTTTAGAACCACCATCTCCAGGACAATCTAACTTAGGTGCATTTTGTAGAATAGATCGTATTGCCTCACTTTTAAACATATCACCATATACTGGACAGTCTGTAAATTTTATAAATAATCCTGTTTTTGATACGTATAATACAAATTATCCACTTTCTTCTGTTACAATTAATTATCAAAATAATTTGTATTGGCAAGCAGGAAGTTCATTAGTTACGTCACAAAGTGAAAATAGTGCAATTTATCAATTTATATCAAACCACACCACTTCAACTTTTAATCCATCCTTAACCCCAATAAAAGGTGGCGTTGATGTAAGAGTGTCTGGAACTTCATTATCAAGTATTTTAGGTGTCATTTGTGTAGACAATGATACAAATTCCATTGTTGGTTTGACATCTGCATACTCATTAATTGATAATGTTTTTAATAATGCAAGTAAATGTAAAGAATGGATATATCCAGATTTAACAAAAATTACAGTTTTACAAACAAGTGGACTTTCAATGGTTGGTGTTATAAAAAAATTTTTACCAGCAAATTTTAAAACAATCTCTAATAGTATTGACGCCGCCTTATTAACAATAAAACCTGAAGATTTTTCTAGTTCAGAATCTTGGAAAATTCTTGGTTTAGAGGCAATTATAAACAATCCATTATTATTTGCTAATGAAAATGAATTGAACAATATGGTATTAAATAGTGAAATTTTATTTTCTAGTTTAAGCGGTAGTCCTATAAGTGGATCTCTATTAGATAAAAACTCCTCTATTGACATATACCTACCATATAGTCCTTGGTCTACAGTGCCAAATATTCCAGTATCCATGAAATCCCTGTTTAAAATTGCCAATACAGGCACTAGTATAAAGTCTGGTAGTGTTGCGGTGGCTTCTATTGACGGTAATTACAAAATATTAGGAATTTCGTTGGGTATTTTCAGTGGGTTTACTTACATATGTAGAATTGATAAAGTTGCAGAAGAGTTAAATTTATCACCATATACGGGTCAAACTGTTAATTTTTCAGATATAACAAATATTAAATTTCAGTATGAAAACAATTTTTCTTCTGAAGTTAGTAAAACATTTTATGGTGAACCACATTGGCAAATGGGTGTAAAATTTTTAAATTTTTTGCCACTAACACCAATACCCACAAATACAACATCAGTTACACCAACACCCACAAATACAACATCAGTTACACCAACACCCACAAATACAACATCAGTTACACCAACACCCACAAATACAACATCAGTTACACCAACAAATACTCGAACACCAACAACAACAAGTTCTATAGCTCCAACACCTACACTTACACCATCTAGTGTAGAATATGTAAATGCTATGTTTGTAATTTGTTACATAGACCAATTTTTTCTGCTATATGAAAATATAACCGCACTATATGTAAGAGTAAATTATAATGAGGTAATACTTAATGAAAAAGGAACAATTTATATTGAAAACCATGTTGTTTTTGGAAATAGTTGTTGGAGGTTTTTGGAAATACCTGCTAGTGTGGGCGGCAGTTGGACTTTACTAAACTATAGTGGTCAGTATTTTGATAATATAAATCAATGTATGGATAATTATGGTATAAAATGCCCAGTTTCTTCTGGAACAACCTATATGAATTTATGATTACACCACATTCTTCATTATCACATTTGATTCAAAACAACAATGATAACGTACACTCTGTTGGGTTTGGATATCGTATAAAAGACGGTAAAATTTTGGATGAACTAGCTATACATTTCGGAGTAACTAGTAAAAAACCAATCTCTGACATTGATCCTAACGATCTAATTCCTGAAACTATTGAAATTGATGGGGTAAATTATTCTACTGATGTTGTAGAGTATCCATCACCTGAGATTCTTTCGTGTAATTTTGGTGATCCTTCTGAAAATATAAAATATAGACGACCAATTTTAGGCGGCTCTCAAATTAGAGGCGGAGTTCCAAACCAATCCGGGGACGGTACGCTTGGGTTTGTTGCTGTAGATAATCAGGACAACACGTTAGTTGGTGTAACTAATTTACACGTAATTGCACAACATGTTCCATTTAATTCGTTTTATGGGTTAGGGGTGTATAACCCTTTTTGGAAAAACGATTATTATACTTTAGTTAATAGACCCGTTTTTCAAAATACGTCACAATTTTTAGGACTAGTTAAAAGAAGTTACCCTCTTATTCCTGCGGCGTACCAGTTATTTAATTATATTGACGCCGCATTGTTAACACTGCCATCTTCGGCAGTAACCTCCACAGACTCTTGGAAACAAATTGGACTTACAGGTATAACGACACCACCAATCTTTGCAACAACTCAAGAAATTAATAGTTTAGTTCAAAATAAAACTTTTTTGTATAGTACTGGAAGAACTACAGGACCAAAAGGTGAGGGAATACGTAAATTAATTCCTTTAATATCGAATTATACAACCTCAGTTGGTTACTCAATACCAAGATATACTCTTGGAAGTCCAACTGTATTTTTTTCTGACTGTATTGGTGTTGTTGCTAGCGCCACAACTGTCACTCCTGGAAGTATTTGTCCTAATGTTATTAATCCTGGAGACTCGGGTTCTGCGGTTATTGGCTATTTCAATAATATTCCAAAAATTGTTGGGTTATTTTTTGCTGGAGGCAATTATTTAAGTCAATCTTTTGGGATTGGTGTTATGTGTAGAATAGACAGAATATCATCTTTATTAGATATTTCGCCTTGGACTGGTCAATCGGTTTCTTACACAGACACAACACAAATTAGTGTTGTTAATTTTTCAAATATTCTACAATCTGATGTTAAATTAACAATTAACAATAAAACGTATTGGCAAGCAGGAACTTATAGTGTTAATGTCCCAAATTATGTTGGTACTGTATACCAACATATACCAAATTTATAAATTTTAAATAATATGAAAAACATTACTAATCAACTTAGAAAAATTTATTTTGAGTTTCCGAACATTTCAGGAATATTTTACGGTTATAAAATTAAAAAAAATAATGTCACTACTCAACCTTCTATTGTTTTTTTGGTAAATAAAAAAAAACCATTATCTGAGTTGACCGAATCCGAAGTTATTCCTTTAAATTATGTTATAGATGGTGAAAATATTTTAACTGATGTTGTCGAGGTACGTATTAGTTTACTTCAATCTGTACAAGCTACTAGTAATTCAACATTTTGTCCACCACCTTGGAATTCTTGGACGGCGTCTACGCCCGCGAATCAAAATTTTATACGACCAATTCAAGGTGGTACAAAAATTAATATGCAAAAATTTGGTAATTCGTATGGCACAATTGGTTTAGTTTGTGTTGACAATGACACTAACTCTTTGGTTGGTTTGACTAATTCACATGTGATATGTGGTGAGAGCGTAAATACGATTAATAAATGTCCAAATTGGGTATTTTTTTCAAATGTAAATAATGTGGTTTCACAACCAGTGGCTTCAAACCCATTAAATGTCAATCAGATTGGTATTTTAAAAAAATATTCACCATTTGACTTCTTGCCTAAAAAAAATTTTACGGATGCCGCGGTTTTTACAATACCTGAGAGCGCATTTGACCCTAACGTCTCTTGGAAACCTTTTGGTTTAACTGGGATAACTGACTACTTAACTTTTGCGTCAACTTCAGAAATTGATAATTTATTTATAACCAATCCAAATCTTTACTCTACTGGTGCTAGAACTGGGCCTAAAGGTCAAGACTCTGTGAAATTAAAGGTTTATGGTCAGTTTGGTATTATTTTTATAGGCCAAAATAGTTTACCCACAGGAAACGGTTCTACTTTTGTTACTATTAATGATTGTTTTCTTTTTGTCGCTTCTGGTGCAACTACGCCAACTGGTCTAGTTTGTCAATATCCGATTGCTCCTGGAGATTCTGGAAGTGTTGTTATTGCCGACTTTAATGGTGTTAAAAAAATAGTTGGACTAGCTTATGGTGCCAGTACGGATGCTTCAGGTAGAACAATTTTTGGGATTGCATGTCGTATAGATAAAGTCGCAGAAGAGTTAAATTTATCACCATATACGGGTCAAACTGTTAATTTTTCAAATATAAATAATATTCAATATATTTATGAAAACACAATGTCTTCTGGCCTTACTAAAACTATTGATGGTAAAGTTTATTGGCAAATGGGTGCTTATCAAAAAAACACATAAATGGCGTTACCCAAAAAAGTAATACCAAATATTAATTTAGTTCCTCCAAAAATATTATTGGAGAGAAGAGAACAATTGTTGGAGGACATCACAAATGATGGTACATACCTTCCAAAGAATTTAGATTATGCTGATTTAGATAGGGGGTTTTTGGATTTTGTAAAAAACGAGTTAAAAACAATCGTTGATGGTAAGATTATACCTACTGTTGACATTCTTATTACCACACAAAATTGGGCTCAATTTACACAAACGTGGTCTTTTCAAGATTTGAATGGTAACACAGAACCGCCATTTATTACTGTAGTTAGAGTTCCTGAAGTTAAATATGGTACAAATCCAGCAACACTTTATAATATCCCAAATCAAAAAGAATTCTTTTATGCCGCGGTCCCAACTTGGAATGGTAACACAAAGGGATTAGACATTTATAAAATTCCCCAACCAGTACCTGTTGATATTTCATTTAACGTTAAAATAATTTGTAATCGTATGAGAGAACTCAACGAGTTCAATAAAAATGTAATTCAAACTTTCGCGTCTCGTCAAGCTTACACAAAAGTTAACGGTCATTTCATTCCGATTATAAATTCAAACATTTCTGATGAATCTGTAACTCAAATCGACAAACGTAGATTTTACATTCAGAATTATGATTTCACTATGTTGGGATTTATTTTAGATCAAGACAAATTCGAGGTGGCTCCTGCGGTATCAAGAGTATTGAATGTTTTCGAAACAAATTTCAAACCAATCAATCGAAAAAGAAAAATATTCCCTGTAAATGAAGGTGTATTTGATCTAACAGTTCAAGCGGTTAGGAATTCTCCTGTAGTTCGTACAATAAATGTTGATTATACGGGTACTTTTACAATATTATCTACACAAAATGTAAGTTCATATGACTTATTTGTTAGTTTAAACACAAGCTCAGAATTTGATTTTTATGGGACTAATGTAATCAATTTTGAGGTAAATACGGGTGATCGATTGAGATTTGAGATTACCCAACAAAATAATGATCCAACCTCAATTATTACTTATGCGGTTTCTTTGATCGGGTCACCTCAAAATTTAACTTTTGATCTTCTAGCCCCATCCGTTACACCGAGTAATACAGTTACCCCCACAAACACACCAACAAATACTCCAACACCCTCTGTAACACCATCTCAAGCATTAACACCAACAAGTTCCATAACTCCTACACCAACCCCCTCGTTAACATCATCTCCAACATCAACGCCGACAACTACTCCTACTCCTTCTTCTACCTCTACTTCAGGTTGTGAAACTTATACTTATACGTGTTACAATTATCAAATTACCAACACATCAAGTTCTGAACAACCTTTATTATTAATATATTCAGCGTGTACATCACAACCAACCGTATTGTCAATATCTTTAGTTTCAAGACAAACAACTACGATATGTGCCGTGGCATATACGATAGTTGTTGCCGATAGTTATTCTATAGTTTCTTTGGGCACCTGTGGTTCTTTTTGTATCTCTTTCACAAACATTTTTGTTCATGTACCTAATTTGACCCCCTCATCAACCCCTATAACACCAACAGGTTCGATAACTCCTACACTAACAAACTCCCCGTCTAATACCTTGACACCGTCTGTTACTTTAACAAACACACCTTCAATAACGCCCACTATTAGTCTTACACCATCAATAACGCCAACACTCACTTCGACACAAACAGTAACTCCAACTGAAACTCCCATACTAACACCAACAAGATCTATTACACCCACCTTGACTAATACTTCTTCTAGTGTTAAATATTTTTTATATGGTATACTTTCAGCCGGAGGTTCAAACAGTGCAAACGTTGCTTGTGAAGAGTTAACCACTGAGACCGCAATCCTTTATGCGTATTCAGTAAAACCACTCAATCAACTAAGTCCTGGTGATGTTATTTATTATATTATAGATAATACTCCGATAATAAGTTTTGCAAATAGATACAGAGCCTTTTCGGCAACACAAGACATGTCTACGCCTAAATACGTAGTATGGTGGAGTAACACAGTGTCTACAATTACATCTGTGGCTTTATGCTCTGTTTTGGTAACACCAACACCAATGGCACCAACACCGACCATGACCAATACTATGACCCCTAGTCCAAGTCAAGGGTTTAAATACAGTCTTTGGGGGGTTCAAAATGTGAGTATGACCCCATACGATGCTTGTGGAAGTGTTGGCGATATAAACACCGTATTATCAAATGATTATTATTCATTAAAGCCGCTTAACACTTTAACGGTTGGAGACAAAATTTATAATGTTTCTAATGAACAGCCAGTGTTACGTGCTTCTAATTCATATCAAGCTTTTTATTTTACGGCCAATAGATCAACCCCTTCTTATGTAATTTATTGGGAAAATAGTGGTAACACAATTACTTCTGTAAGTTTGTGTTCTTCGTTTGACGTTATTGCGTATTTTTTTCCATGTTTTTCATATGAAAATACTTGGGCTATTTTGGTCAGAATTAATCACATAGAAGTTTTGGAAAATGGTAAGGGAACTATTTTTTTAGAAAATCCGTATGGTATTCCAAATTTAATTTTACCCTGTTGTTGGCAATTTTTTGTAGTTGTTCCTGCCGCTAATTTACCTCCACAGTTTAATTTTATAGATTACTATTACGGAACTTACTATGAAAATTTAAACATTTGCAACAACGATAATAACATAAATTGCCCAGTTTCATCAGGAACTACATATTTCTATATCTCATAAATTATGACACTTGATTTAAAACACCTCAATAACATTTTTATAAACACTGATGAAAATATTCACAGTGTTAGCTACGGTTTTAAGATTATAAACGGCCTAATTACAAATAAATTATGTGTTCAATACTATGTTTTAGAGAAAAAAAAATTATCAGAATTGAATGAAAATCAAGTCATTCCAAAACAACTTGACCTTGATGGTCAAGTGTTTGAAACCGATGTAATCCAATTACCTATACCACTAGCCTTATGTTCTATTTCTAATAATCCTTCGCAAAATCAACTCTATAGAAGACCTATTCGTGGAGGAACTCAAATTGCAACAAATTGTGGTCTTGGAACTATGGGGTTTGTTGCTGTTGACAATCAAGATAATACCTTGGTTGGTGTTACAAATCTTCACGTTATTTCGTGTAGCGCACCATATGAAACACAATATTTAAACGATATTGGTTCTTCTTTTGGTAAAGGTTATCATTGGTTTAACGACGCGTTTTCGTTAGTAAACTATGTAAGACCATTTGTGTATCAAGACCAAATATTATCTAATAAATTATTAGGTATTGTGAAGAGGTCTTATATGTTGAAACCAGGGCTTTGTTATTCTGGACAATGTGTTAACTATATTGATGCCGCATTATTAACCCTACCATCAAGTGCTGTGACAAATGATGATTCATGGAAACAAATAGGTTTAACTGGTTTGACCACCCCCCCGACATTTGCGTCGACAAATGAAATTAACAGTCTACTTTCAACAAGAAACCCAATGTATAGTAGTGGAAGAACTACTGGCCCTAAAGGTGAGGGATTAATAAAAATGTATGCGTTCTCTATCGGTAATGTACAAGTTGGGTACCAAGTTCCTGTCAGGTTTGGTGGCCAGATTTCTTATTTTGACGATATAATATCATGTGTGGCGTCTGGCACTTCAATACCTTCTGGCACTATTTGTTCGAGTGTTGTTCGTCCAGGGGATTCTGGGTCTATGGTGTATGCTTTTTTTGATGGTGTTCCCAAAATTGTTGGTTTAGTCTTTGCCGCTAGTAGTGTTTTTTTAGGACTAGAATGGTCGCTAGGTCTTATTTGCAGAATAGACCGAATTTCAAATTTGTTGAACATTTCACCTTGGTCTGGGGATAGTAAAAATTGTATTGATAATCCAAGTACTTCTATTTACCAAGTACCGTATTTGAATACTCCTCTCACTATATCATTATCTGGCAATACTTATTGGCAGGCAGGATCTTATAACATAAACATCAATAAAACCATGGCGTCTTATTACAAATTTATTCCCAATCTCTAAAAACGATTCTGTAATATTAAAATATTTTACAAAACATAAAATTATGATGAATATTTCGAAATTTTCAGTACCACCAATTTATAATTATCAGTTTTTTCGGGGGTTTCAAGAAATGACACCTTCTTATTTTGAAAATGAAGATTGCTCTGTGACTTTATTTGATCAAATAAGTGGTGTTTCTGTTAATGAGTTTAATACATCATACACTAATGGTGTCCTAACAAATAATGTCCCGTCTGGTACGTCGATTAATCAATTATACCGTCAGTATACTGGAGTTCCAACAGGATTAACATCAACCGATAATTCTCAATATTGCCCAAACTATTTTTCGTATACTGCTGGAACAAATCCTAGTGGTGGCCGAATTAGACCGTTGCAGGGCGGTCTTAGACTTAAAAATACTATAAATAGTGAAAGTACTTTAGGGATGATTTGTGTTGATAATGACACAAACTCTGTTGTTGGTTTGGTTTGTTATAGCCAAACGAATCCTGATGAACTTTGTGCCAATTGGAGTCTACCTACGTTTAGTGATCCGACATTTAGCCAAGGTAACGATTTCATTGGGGTTACTAAAAAAATTTCGATGTTAAAAAGAGTTCCTAAATTTAATGACGTTAATGTATCACTGATTACTATTAGCTCCTCCGATTTTGATTCCTCTGTTTCTTGGAAACCATATGGTTTAACTGGAATAACTAATTATATTGAATTTGCAAATTCTAATGAAATTGATAGTCTTCTAGGGTCGGGTTTGTACCTATGGGCTTCTTGTGGGGGTGGCGGTGGGCGTGGTCAGGGGGTAGTTAAATTAAAAGTGTGTGGTCAAGGTGAATGTAGGTTAGGTAGTAATTATGGTATTGTTAATTTTGAAAATATATTATACTTTCAGGCTAGTGGAACAACCACCCCTTCAGGACTCGTTTGTGCCTATCCGTCGTGGGGCTTCTGTTGTGGTGAACCTTTAATTGCTAATTTTGGTGGTACATATAAATATGTAGGAATTACCGCAGCAATTTATCAGATTGGCGATGGGACTAATTTGGGTTATCAAGTTGGTGTTGCAATACGAATGGATAAGATAGCTAATTATCTAAACATATCTCCTTACACGGGACAAACTGTAAATTTCTCTGATATTAATAATATAAAATATTTTTACGAAGACGACATAACCTCTAGTATTACCAAAGTCCTCAGTGGTAACACATATTGGCAAACGGGCACTTATCAAAAAAACACATAAATGGCGCTACCTAAAAAAGTAATAGTTAGAACAAGTTATTCATGTTATCCATAAACTACTCCAACACCAACAAATACTGAAACGCCTACTCAAACACCAAAAAGTTCTATTATTCCTACATAAACAAACACTCTTTGTGTTAGAGATCTTGTCTAGACATCTCAATTAATCTTCCCCGTAAATATCTTTTTTTTTGGAACAACTTTGTTCGATAAGTTTCTCTAAAAACTTATAGATTTTTATTCCGTTACCATCACAATATTTTTTTAATTTGGTATGTGATTCTACTGAAATTTTAATGTTTTTTGTTGTTTTTTTCATAAAAGATAAAAAAAGATAATTTTTTATACTTAAAATAAATAAGTTTTTTTAAAAACAAATACTTTCTTAGTTAGCATAATATTTATAGAAATAAAAAAAATAAAAAATAAAAAATAATTAAATCATATGGCAACTACAAATAAAATATTTGTTTCACCTGGAGTGTATACTTCTGAGAGAGATTTGAGTTTTGTGGCTCAGAGTGTTGGTGTTACAACTTTAGGATTAGTCGGTGAGACACTTTCCGGGCCCGCTTTTGAACCGATTTTCATAACATCATTCGATGAGTTTGAGGCTTTTTTTGGGGGTACTTCTCCCGAAAAATTTGTTAACACACAAATTCCAAAATACGAATTGGCTTATATTGCAAAATCTTATTTACAACAATCAAATCAGTTATTTGTTACTCGAGTCTTAGGCCTTTCTGGCTATGACGCGGGGCCAAGTTGGTCTCTGTTAACTGTTGCAAATGTTGACGGAAATAGTGTCGGTTTTTCTGTTGATACTAATAATAATATTCAAACTCAATCTTGGTCTGTAAATTTTGTTGCGACTAATACAGGTGCGGTTAATTTTAGTACCCCAACAGGTGACTATGTTTCAAACAATTTTAATAATATTTTTACCTTATTAAACGGTAATCAATCATCAATATCTGATCAGCTTACTAATCAAGTATTAAGTGTTGTTAATTCTTCTGGAGCAACACAGGGCGATACTGTTTATTTTTTTGGAACAGTACCAGATTCTACATATCAGAGCTTGACTTCCTATACCGGACAGACAAATGTTTTTGGTGTTTCTGGTTTGACTGATTTTATTGCGGACTTTTCTTCACCAGACAATGATGCGTGGTATTATGCAAACTTTATTGAACTTCCAAATCAACCATATACTGGATATTCGTTTTATTCGGTTGTTCAATCTTTTAATAATAATAATGGTACATATACTGGTGTTCTTCGTGGATTTAGTTTTAACTTTACTGGTAAATCGTATGCTGATTATGATGAAATTTGTATTGCAACGTTGAGGTCTCGTGGTATTTCTGATTATAAATCAGGACAATCTGGGCCTAAATATCAAGTTACTGGTTTAACATCTGTTGGTTTGAATTTGAATGGAACTTATTCTGCTGCAACACAAAATCCGTTTGCTCGTTTTGCTATTACAGGAATTACTGATGGTGCTGATTCGTCTGAACAATTTTCTTTAGTTGTATCTTTTTCTAAAACTGATCAAAATTATTTACCTTCAGTTTTAGGTAAAACTAATTTTGGTAAAAATAAAACTGAAATACCTATTTTTGTTGAGGAAATTTATCCTAATTTTTTAAATTATTCATACAATAAAGGGTATATTAGGGGTATAAAACCACAGATATTGTCCGCACCAGGACTTCGTTATAATTCTTTACCTCAAACAACAAGTCAAAATAAAATTTCTACATTTTCTATGGCAAATTTTTTGGAAAGGTATAGATCTGGCGAATCCCCTTGGGTTGTTTCTCAACTTAGAGGTAGTAATGTGGATAGATTGTTTAAAGTTTTTACAATTTCAGATGGCAATAGTTCAAATGTTCAAGTTAAAATTTCTATTCAAAATATATCATTTGATAATCTTTCTTTTGATTTAGGGGTTCGAGATTTTTATGATACTGACACGAATCCAGTTTATTTAGAAAAATTTACAAATTGTTCTATGGACTTTAATTCAAATAGTTATATTGGTGTTAAAATTGGAACATCTGATGGCGAATATGCACTTAACTCCAAATATATTATGCTTGAGTTAAATGTTGATGCACCTATAAATTCATTACCTTGTGGTTTTGAGGGGTATGAGGCTCGCAATGTTCCACAATATCAACCGGCTTTTCCAATATACAAATTAAGTTATAACTTTCCTGGTGAGATCATTTACAACCCTCCATTTGGTACTATGTCAGGCCCACAATCTTCTCGTGGTATGTCAAATGCTGTTATGAGTCAAGGAGATAAAATACGTACAACTTTTTTAGGAATTTCGTCTCAGATTGGGTATGATGTAGATTTTTTTCAATATAAGGGGGCCAAACCACCAGTTGATATTTGTACAAGTGAGTTGGCGTCACCATATGAGTATCAAACTCAAGGATTTCATATGGATTCAGGAGCAACAGTTGTACAAATTGTGTCTGGCCCAACGGCCGGAACTCCCGCTTTTTTATGTGGGGATGCTTCCTTTCAGTCTGATCCTGGCTCACCATCTGATCCATATTACCAAATTCAATCACGTAAGTTTACTTTTTTTGTTCAAAAAGGTTATGATGGTTGGGATATTTACAGAGAGTTTAGAACAAATGGTGATCAATTTGTTTTAGGAGGTTCTAGCTATCAAATGGGGGCTTGTCCGTCGACTAGATATCCATTTGCATCTGGTTGGGGAGCCTTTAAGCCAATAACAATTTCCAATTTTACAGATTATGCTAATACCGACTACTACGCATACCTATTAGGTATTAGTACTTTTAATAATCCAGAATCTACAAATATTAATGTTTTTGCCACACCAGGTATTGATTATGTAAATAATACAAATTTAGTTGAAGATACAATTTCAATGATTACATATCAAAGAGCTGACTCTATTTATATTGCAACAACTCCAGATTGTAATCTTTTTTCTCCAACTAATATTGATAATTTTATTTACCCATCAAATGTGATTGAAAACTTAAATGAAGTTGGAATTGACTCTAATTACACCGCAACTTATTATCCGTGGATTTTAGTTAGAGACTCTGTTAACAATACACAACTCTATGTCCCACCAACAAATGAGGTTTGTAGAAATCTTGCGTTAACTGATAATATTTCATTTCCATGGTTTGCCACAGCTGGTTATACTCGTGGTTTAGTAAATGCAATTAAAGCGAGGAAAAAACTAACCCAAGAAGATAGAGATATTTTATATCAAGGACGTATTAATCCAATAGCAACATTTTCTGATGTTGGTACTGTTATTTGGGGTAATAAAACACTTCAGATTGCCGATACGGCATTAAATAGAATTAATGTTCGTAGATTATTGCTCCAGGCTAGAAAACTCATTTCCGCTGTTGCGGTTCGTTTACTCTTTGAACAAAATGACGCTAAAGTACGTCAAGATTTCTTAGATAGTGTTAATCCTATTTTGGATGCAATTAGAAGAGATAGAGGTCTTTATGATTTTAGAGTCACTGTGAGCAACTCTCCTGAAGATTTGGATCGAAACACACTTTCTGGTAAAATTTATCTTAAACCAACTAAGGCCCTTGAATTTATAGATATTGAGTTTTTGATAACTCCTAACGGAGCATCATTTGATAATATTTAAGTTTAAATGTGAATGTTAATTTGATTTTTGAAGGTTTTGATGTTTTTGGGACTCCAGATTTAAAGTATTATGCATTTGATTGGGATGATAACATAATGCATATGCCTACCAAGATTATGGTTCTAGATGATAAAGGGTCTGAAGTAGGAATGTCCACCGAAGATTTTGCTCAGTATCGTGGAATTATAGGTAAAGAAAATTTCTCGTATGAGAGAACAACCATTGTAGATTATGCACAAGATCCGTTTCGTAATTTTAGAACAGAAGGTGACAAACAATTTATAATTGATAGTATGAAGGGAAGTCCTGGGCCTGCTTGGTCTGATTTTGTGGAGGCGATCAATAATGGTTCTATTTTTTCAATTATTACGGCTAGAGGACATAACCCAAATACAATAAAACAGGCCATATACAATATGATTATATCTAATCATAATGGAATTGATAAGGATTTATTAATTAAAAATCTAAAAAAATATAGAAAAATATTTGGAAATAAAATTAATAAAAGAGACTTACTAAATTACTACATGGACTTAAATAAATATTATCCTGTTTCTTATGGAGCAACTAATAGTGCTGCTAACCCTGAAGAACTTAAAGTGAAAGCACTAAAAGAATTTATTGATTATGTAAAAAGACATGCAAAAAGATTGAATAAAAAACTTTATTTGAAGGACAACGTCAAAGGAGCATTTACACCAACAGTTGGATTTTCAGATGATGATAAAAAAAATCTAGAAAAAATTAAGAAGGAATTTATTAAAGAACCAATATTAAGAACATATTCAACCGCGAGCGGAGAAAAAACTAGATTCTAATAGAGAATATTCAAAAAAAAAATAAAGTAAATAGAAAAATTTTTCAATACTCGAATTTCTTCAAAAAAACAATTGTACCACAATCATAAATTCTTTCAATATTCCGAGATACCATAATTTGTTTTTCGGTTAATTTAATATCAAAACCTTCTTTTTTCAATTTTTCTTTTCTAAAATTCATTCTATGTACTCTTTTTTTTCCAATGATATACCAATAATTTGGTTTATTAATATTGGTCTGTGTAAACCCTAGTTTACGATACAAATCCCCTCGACTCCAACGACGATCGGCATAACTGATTATTTGATTTGGGTGATATTTTTTTATAAAGTGATTAATTAATTTGTCAGCGCCTCCTACAACTATTGTATCTGTTTTATTGCAAAACCTACTTAATTCATACCCACTATGGTGTGAACCAATACCTAGTCGCGGCTTTGTGAAAGTCATCAAAGATATTAATTCTTGGTTGTAGTATAAACCTAAATTAATTTTTGAATTTATTTTTCCTTGTAAATGGTGTGTGTTCAAAAAATGACATGATGTTTGAGGATCTACATCTTTAATAACACACTTTCTTGCAAACACTCTGTCTAAGGTAAGCCCTAACAAATTTTTTAATTTGGATTTAATAATCTCTTTTTTGAATAACCATTCGTCCTCGAAGATGTGAATTAGTCGTATATTATTTTGTTCACAAATTTGGGTTTTATTCAAATGATAATTCTTTCCAACTTTATTTTCAGAATGCCAATACAGACCATTAAACTCAATTGCGAGATTATGTGAAGGTATAAAAATATCGATTTGATATGGAGGAATTATGGATAGCGATGATGTGATTGTCTGAACACCACAAGAAAGTAAAAATTGATTGATTTCTTTTTCTATGTTGGATACACTAGATGAACAGTTTGGACACCCATGCTTGGATAAATGATCGTAGGGGAGTTGATCGAATATCTTGTGTGTTGGACAAATTATTTTAATCTTTGTGTGTGAGTTATGATATTCCACAAGAGAATAATCATATTTGTCAGCATGAATTTTTTTAGATCTTTCGATAAATTCAGATTCATTTAAACTAAACTTTTCTTTCTTTCGGTCAATCGAACATTCTTTACAACCTTGACCGCACAAGTGTTTCGATGGGGTTTGTTCAAAAATCCCATGTTTTGGACACACAATTTTTACATTTTTTGTAGATTTGATAAAATGCACCAATGAATAGTCATAATAAGTTCCGTGTTTTTCGATCGCTTTAGCTACAAAAGTTTCAGTGTTGGAACGAGGTTTACTCCTACTACAAGAAGGACAACCCTGACCAACCATATGTTGCGAAGGAAGTTTTTCAAAAATCCCATGAACAGGACATATAATTTTTACCTTGGTTTCTGAATTAACATAATTAGTTAATGAGTAGTCATATAGACCCCCAAACCTTTTTTTTACTTTGGTTAAAAACTCTTGGGTATTTGTAGCCCTGTCCGAACAAAATTTACAACCATTTTTACCACGCAAATGTTCACTAGGTAATTGCATAAAACTGTAATTGTGTAAATTACAAATTAATTTCACTTTTGTTTTGGAATTTACATAATCAACAAATTCATAATTGTATTTGTCAGAATATAATTCTTTAGATTTTTCAATAAATTTTGCTGAATTATTAAATATTTTACACATTGATATATTTATTAAGTGTATCTAAAAAGTACAACTATAAATATAATCAAAAAAAAATAAAATGGCAGATTTACTAATGAAAATGCCGGTTCCATACGAACCGAAAAGAGTAAATAGATTTATATTAAGATTTGACTCTACTCTTGGAATAAATGAATGGTTTGTGGAGTCAGTAGATAGACCATCTATTGATATTACCTCTGTGGCAATTCCGTTTCTTAATACCGAAACTTATGTTGCGGGAAGATTTAAATGGAATTCAATGAATGTTACTTTTAGAGACCCAGTCGGCCCTTCAGCCACACAAGCCCTTATGGAGTGGGTACGATTACATGCGGAGTCTGTCACAGGTCGTATGGGATATGCCGCAGGATACAAAAAGAATGTTGACCTAGAGATGTTAGACCCAACAGGTGTTGTAGTTGAAAAATGGATATTAGACTCTTGTATGATTACAAAGTCGGCCTGGAATCAAGCACAATATAGTCAAGATGGTTTGGCAACATTGACAGTCACTTTACAACCTGATCGTTGTATTCTTGTATATTAATAAGACACAAAAAAAATCTAATATTTTTTATATTTATTTTTTTTTGTTCTTTGTTATATTGAAAACAAAGAAATAATGATGATAGAGATTCCAAATACAATAGTGCCATTAATGGCAAACAGGTATATCATAGAAGTCGTAGGAACCGAGATTCCTAGTTATTTGTTTAGAGAATTCAAAATTTTCAATGAGGGGGACGAACTTATTTTTACAACAGAATTTTATGAAACAGTCAATTTTTGTTTTAACCCAAATGAGTTCTTCAAAATTACAGCAGTAAAAATATCATATCTAGATCCTATAGGTAGTGTTGTCAATGAATTATTGTTTGAAACAAAATCTATGAATTATGAAAAAATCGCATCATATGGTAGTGACGATCTACTGACTAATAAAATGAGGTTTGTTATTGGAAAACACACAACTTCATTACTTTGTGAAAACAAAAATTAAAACAAAATTATATTCTAAGTTATGGACGAAAATTTAATAAAATATGGACAAGAAAATTTTTCATTACCTCATGATGTTGTAAAATTACCAAGTGGCGGCAAGTTCTACCCAAATAAAAAAAAGTCAGTTAAAGTCGGATATCTAACCGCAAGTGATGAAAATTTATTAATGGGGTCAAATTCAGATGAATTAATCATAAATCTTCTTAGAACTAAGATCTATGAACCAGATCTACGTCCAGACGATATGGTTAACGGCGATTTAGAAACAATTCTTATTTTTTTAAGAAACACATCATTTGGTCATGAATATAAAATTAATGTAAACGACCCTGTTACTGGAAAACAATTTCCAGTAGTAATAAATTTAGATGAGCTTGAGTTCAGAAAACCTAATGCAGAACCTGATGAAGATGGAACTTGGACAGTTACGTTACCTAAATCACAAACCTCAGTGGTTATTCGACCACTTATTTACAAAGAAATAGTAGAAATTAATAGGCAGGCGGACACCTATCCATTAGGTAGAGTTGCTCCAAAAGTTACATGGAGATTACAAAAACAAATTGTTTCTGTTAATGGTGACAATCAAAATCAAACAATAGTTAAATTTATTGAAACAATGCCTATAATGGACTCTAAATTTATCAAAAATTTTTTAGAGGAAAATGAACCTAAAATTGATTTAAAAAGAACAATTACCGCCCCGTCAGGAAATAAGGTAGACGTAGAGGTCGCCTTTGGGGTAGACTTTTTTCGCGTTTTCTTCTGATTACAGAGTATTTCAAATAGACGAATTTTTTATTTTGAATCAACGATGTAACGTGTCGTATTCAGATTTTTTAAAAATGCCTATTTTTTGGAGGAAAAGATTATTGGACAAAATATCAAACACTTGAAAGTTTTATATTTATTTTAAATAAACTCAACAAGAAATCCCACAAATCTTTAGGTTGTGGGATGAATTGTTGTTCTGTAATAACAATAAATATTTTTTTGAAAAAAAACAATATTCAGATATTTACTATAACCACCCTCCATCCCATCGGCTAAAGACCGATGGGTTTTTCGGTGGATTTATTATAAATAATTTTATGGCGGACAACCCTATTTTTGATTCATTAACTCAAATTTTAGAAGAACTAAAAAGAAAGGTTGATGAACTTCCCACTAATATTAAACAAGCCTCAGGGGAGTTGATGGTTGAAATTATAAATAGAAATAAAGACTTAGCCACAACATTTGGGAGAACACAAGAGTCTGTAATTGGTTTAAGAAAAGAACTCATAAGTTCTATACCAGCAATAACCGCATTAGGAGGAACATTAGATGATACATTTATGATACAAAAAAATGTGTCTAGTGAATTAAAAACAAATAGAATACTACTTTCAGAAACCGCAACAGACCTATTTACCACAAGTAAGGCTTTAGGGGTAACAATATCAGAAATGGGTCGGGTTGTGTTAGAGTTTGAAAATGCTGGAATTCAAACAACTAAAATACGAGACAGAATGCAAGAAGTGGCAAATATTGCCAGAGTTGTTGGGGTTAACACGTCGGCGGTTTTTTCATTAGTACAACAAAATTTGTCCAAACTTAATCAATTTGGATTTAGAGACGGTGTTGAGGGATTAACAAGAATGTCGGCCAAGGCGGTGTCTTTGCGCACAGATATGTTTGAAATTTTTAACTTTGCAGATAGAGTATTTTCCCCAGAAGGAGCAATAGAAATGGTGGCTGGGTTTCAGAGAATGGGTGCTGCTATAGGAGACTTGGCCGACCCATTTAGACTAATGTATCTAGCACAAGAAGATGTTGAAGGATTATATGATAGTATAACAAAGATGACTGCACAATTTACGTATTTTGATCAAAAAACAGGTGAAGTTAAATTATTATCAAACGCAAAACGTGATTTGAGGGATTTATCACTAATATCTGGTATTAGTTTTGAAGGCCTTCAAAAGAACGCTATTGCAATGGGCAAACTTAATAAAATTGCGTCAGAATTTAACTTTATGAGTATCACTGAAGAAGATAAGTTGTTGATTGCAAATTTGGCAGAATTCAATAAAGGCACAGGAAAGTATACCATAAAAATAGGAAAAGACGAGAAATTAGTTTCACAATTAAGCACTAAAGATATTGAATATTTAAGAGGTAGACCTGAGACTCTTGAAGAAATTGCTCAAGCTCAATTAACTGAAGACGAATTAAGTACACAGGCACTACAGTCTATGGTGTATTTGTTGGGCGGAATTTCTGCTGGGTCTAAACCAATTGGTGATCTACAACAATTAATTAGAGCCGGTGTTGAAACCGGAAACATGTTGGCGGTTAGGGGTGGTCGTAGATTAAAGCCTGCAATTGAAAAAATAGATGAAGGGTATTCTAAAATTCCAGAATTACTCAATCAACTTTATAGCGATATGAAAGACGGTAACGTAGACTGGGAAAGTTGGGGAAATAGAATTACAAAAGCGTCAATTGACTACGCAAATGAAATGAAAAACTTAGGAACCCAAATTCAAGGCTACGATTTTATTGGAGAAATGAAAAAAAGAATATCTAAGGATAATCTTTTATCACAGGGTGGGGGAGTACTGATTGATTTAATTAATAAAACTTTTGGAACAATAGACAATACGATTTTAAAACCTTTGAATGAAAGTATTATAAAAACTGAAAACAATTTAAATACTATAGACACAACAGGCGTTAAAGATAGTTTTATAGGGTTAAAAAGTAATGTAGATCGTACGAGTGCTACATTTTTTGATTTTCAAAAATTGTTAGAACAAACAAAAAAAGTAACCACTAATGATCAAGTAAAAAATATAAAGACCGATGAAACTATAACACAACCAACAAATCTAACACAGTTAACTGAACAAATAACAAATTTAAATTCAGAAATAAGTTTGCTCGCTTCGGTACAAAAAATCATTAATAATGACCAATTAAAAA